ACCGCTGGGCCGGCAGCGGCCACTGGACCCGGCTACCCGTCATCCCCCAGCCCCTGCTCGACCTGTGGCAGTCGCTCCTGACCCTGGAGCGCCCCGTCGACGTGCCCACCAGCACCGTGGTCGAGTGGGAACTGATCGAGCCGGCCACCAGCGCCATAGACCCCGATGTCTCCCGGGAGGAGTGGATCACGGTCGGCATGGCCCTGCATTACGCGGGCACGGCCAGCGGCGAGGTCGAGCGGGCCTACAACCTGTGGAACTCGTGGAGCCAGAAGTCCACGACCAAGTACCCGGGTGAGCGCGAGATGCTCCAGCAGTGGGCCTCCTTCAAGACCAGCAAGCCCACGAGCGTGAAGCTCGGCTCCCTGTTCAAGCTGGCCCGGGAGGCGGGCTGGTCCAAACCAGTGCCCGACATCGGCACCTTGTTCAGTGCAGTCGAGCCTCTACAGGACGTGGCTACCATGTCCGACATCCGGGTCCCGCCCCCGGGGCTCAATCTGGACCTGGTGCCGCGTGTGCTACGCACCCGGGCACATGAGATCGGTGAGCATGTGGGGTGTGACCCCATGGTGCCCCTGTTCGCGGGCATGGCGGCGGTCTGCGGGGCACTGGATGCCCGGATGCGACTCGAACTCAAGCCCGGGTTCAAGGTGCCCCCGGTGCTCTGGATCATGAGCATCGGGGAACCGGGAGACAAGAAGACCCCTGGATCGAAGCCCATGTTCGACATCCTACACCAGTTGGAGCGCGAAGACACCCCGAGGTATGCCAAGGCGGCAACCGACTTCGAGGTGTCCGAGGCGCGGTACGTCGCGGCCAAAAAACACCTCCTGGACATGGCCACGAGCCCTGACATGCTGTTGTCCAACGCAGCCCTGCCCGCGCTGCCGCAGGACCCCAAGGCGCCTGTGCCGCTCAAGGTGCTGGTGCAGGACACCACGAGTCAGAAGCTCGTGCGCAGTGCGGCCGAGCGCCCGCGGGGCCTGCTGTGTTACCTCGACGAGATGGCGTCCTGGGTCAAGAAGGTCTGTGACCCCCGATCGGGCGAGGATCGCAGCGCCTGGACGGTGGCCTACGAGGCGAACAGGTACGAGATGGACCGGGTGGGCTCGGGCACCACTCTCGCCGAGAACTATGCGGTCGCCATGTTCGGCAACCTGCAGCCACGGGTGCTGCGCGAGAATATCGCCAAGTTGACCGAGGATGGTCTGGTCCAGAGGTTCATACCCGTGGCGCTGCGCCCCGAGTGCACGAAGCTCGGACACCCGGTTCCCGAGTGTATGACCAACGCGGCCGAATACGAGCAGATGGTGCGGGTGTGCTTCGGCCTGCCGGCCATGACCTATCGACTGAGCCCGGGGGCCTACGACACGTTCTACGCGTTCCAGGTCTGGTACAACCAGGCCATGCGCGATGAGCGGCTCCTGCGGGGCTCGGACACGCTGCAGACCGCGATGGGCAAGCTGGAGGGCTTGTGTGGCCGCCTGGCGCTGGTGTGGCACTGCATCGAGAGCCCGTACACGATGGAGGTGTCCGGGGCTCTCATGGCTCGCGTGGTCCAGTTCGTCAAGGGGTACGTGCTCCCGGCCCTGCGGTACTGCTGGGACGGGGAACTCACTGAGTCGGACTCACTGGACCGCTGGGTCGCGGAGCACGTCCTGTACAACGCCGATGTGGGTCAACTCACCCTGAGTCAGATTCGCAGGAGTGCGAGACGTCGGGTCGAGAAGTACAACGTCCAGACCGCGAACCAGATGGTCATCGGGGCCATGGAGATTCTGGAGGCGTCCAAGTGGGTGGCGAGGGTGGACGACAAGACCGAGGAGGGTCGAGGCGTGGCCCTGTGGGTCATCAACCCCGCGCTCAAGGAGATGTTCGCATCCAGGCGTCAGGCGATCATGGACGCGAAGCGCAGGGCCGAGGAGCGCCGGCACGAGGTGGCCGGGGTCGAGTTGAAACAGTCGAGGGTGAAGGTAGCATGAATATCCATTTCTCAAGTGCCACGGATATGTGGTCGACACCGCAAAAGTTCTTTGACCAACTCAATGCTGAATTTGGGTTCACCCTCGATGTATGCTCAACTCACGAAAACGCGAAGTGTGAACGTCATTTCACCGAAGTCGAAGATGGGTTATCGCAAGTGTGGGACGGTGTGTGCTGGATGAACCCACCGTACGGCAGAACCATTGGCAAGTGGATGCGCAAGGCATATGAGTCGTCGCTCACGGGCTCCACGGTCGTGTGTCTGGTCCCTGCCAGAACTGACACTGCGTGGTGGCACGACTACGCCATCAAAGGGGAGGTTCGATTCCTTCGGGGGCGATTGAAGTTCGGGGGCTCTGCGAACTCTGCCCCATTTCCGAATGCCGTCGTGATATTCAGACCAATGTTGCCCGACTGGTTGAAAATCCAAAGCGCAAACTGACATCTGAACCCAGAACCAAGAGGAGGGGGTCTCAGATCGAGACCCCCTTTTCCATTTTCCAGAACCCAAAATCCTCCCGGGAAACGCTTCTTGGGTAGGGCTACCGGCTACAGGGCGCTTGAGAGCCACGAGGGCACGGTCTGGGGTGCAGGGCTCACCGGCGCCTGGATCGGGGCGCCTGCGTCGATCTGGCTCGGTTTGGCGCGGTTCCTGGATCCGGATGGCCTGCCGGCCTGCCGTTTCGCTGGTTCGCTGGCCCGGGCCTCCTGGATCAATTCAGCATGGGTGCCTTTCGCATCATCCTGGATCAACTGCAGCACTCGCACCAGTCGCAGGGGCGCAGCTTGTAGCGCCCGGGTGCCCTTGAGCCAGCCGCGCAGGGTGTGCACAGGTACGCCGAGGTAATGCGCCATGGCGGCCTCAGATAGTCCAAGGTCAGCTTGCCATTGTTTCAGTTCGATAGGGGTCATTTGTTGTTTCTCCAAAAGGTAACCCGGGCGCATGGCCCGGGGATTGTGGGTTAAGGTTGCGACTATCGGCAGATGATCATGGTTCCAGCTTCGCCATGCGATGATGCTGCCCGATAGATACCCGGTCCGATTCGAGTGAAGTGATTCACGTTTTTGTAATTCGCGGGCTGTCTAGCCTGGCGACGCCATGCGCGCAGCAAAACTGCAGCACGGGTCCGGGTCATGCTTGTATCTGGCCAGATGGGTCCATCGTTCCACTGCCATTGAAATTTACAGGGTTTCATTGTGTACACCTCGGGTTAGTGGGTCATATCCCAAAAGATCCGGCCGGTATCGTCTCGATAGAACGAACTGGGGCAGGTGCCTTCGCATGCCATGGATTCATAGAATGCCCAATCGGGTCCATCGGCATGTTCTGGCCACTCGAAACACTCGCGCCAGTCCGAGGCTATCCATTGGACACAGAGTGCGCGCAGGTGTTCGTCCGACATCGCCGCTATTTCAGCATCGTCCCATGCACCCCACGGTTTCAACCATTCGCGGAACTCCTGCAGCGCATCGCCATCGGGCAAAGGGTTGAATTCCTTCACAGCATCAATGGAGTTTTGCCAGGTGATCCGGCCGGCATTGGCGCCAAGTTCAGCGACACTGCCCGATAGCATGCTGCAGTCAGTTGACGCGAGAAAATCCGTAACGTCAATTTCCATGGTTCATTCTCCCTCGGTGATATTTTCAATTTCCTGCAGGGTATCAATCAACTCATCCAGCATCATGGCATCACGGCCGCAGTGTGCGAGTTTTCCGATACGCTGCAAGTCTTCAACCCTGGCTCGTAGCCTATCGGCCACCAGTCGCAAGTGTTGCGAGTCGCACCCCTCGCAGGTTCGTAGAATCTCGGAGTCGGTCATTGTGTGGTGTAGGAACATTGGTTAACTCCAAAGGTCAGTGTATGGCTCGGCCAGCGCCAGCTCGGCAACATCCATCGGGAGCGATGGATAGCGGGTCCAAAGCTTGCGACACTCGTCGATAAAAGAATCGGCTTCGTCACCTTGCATGAAAATCGATTCTTCCCCTGGCGCGTCAATTGATACGGTCGAATAACCCGAGTCAGTGTCGACCGTGATTCCGGCATCGCGCATGCGCTGGGCAGCTTGCCAGAATACCCGGGTTCGTGGGTTTGACTTGGACATTAGGAAACCTCCGATTCAATAGGACCATAGGCCGAAGGGATATCGCGCCCCGAGTGTGCGCAAATCAAGGGTTCGCCTTCCCAATGGATAAACACATCCATGGGTTTCCAATCCCGATTCGCTGGCACTGGTGCCATGTTGCGCCGAATCTGTCTGTAATTCTCCCGTGCCGATTGTGCGTCGATACACTCACCATCGGACATCATGAGAGCGCACTGATACCCGCCTGGCCATGCATAACCACCAGAGCGAATAAACAATTGAAGGTCTGATTTACTCATGGCCAAACGCCTTACAGAAAATCCCTTCAACTGAAACCCGATAGCCTTTAAGTTTCGCGTGTTTCAATTCAGCGTAAGCGACTGCGGGTCGAATGAACAATCTGGCTACTAATGGATCATTTGACCATGTGCGCTGGGTTGTAAAGTAAATATCGTCCGACGCGGGTTGACGTGCAACGATTACGAGTTCGTGGCCTATTCCGATTTTCATGATTTCACCTCTTGGGCAGTTCTAAGCATCGGGGAAAGTTCGGCAAGTGTGCGAGCTTCTACGGACCAATATTTACCGTTGACGTGGTTCGCGCGCCAGATGTTCGACACCTTGACGATACGCCAAACGCCATCGAAGTAGCCGACGTATTCTCCGGGGCGAAACCCTGATTTTTCGATGTTGTCTAGGTTGCGCATCACATCACCTCGATTCTGGAATAGTTGTCCCGATAACTCTGAATGTCTGCAGGGTCGACCCATTTGACAAAGTAGCAGACACATGCGCCCACAGCGTCCCAGCGATCACAGCCCACATTGCGCACACTGTCACCCGTGCGAGTGCATACCCGGCGCATGGCACCCCGGGGCGATGATGCAGACACAAGGAAACGATTGACCCAGCAATAGTTAGCTTCGCCGCCAAAGGTGTCGGTCATTTCGATAAAATAGGTGTGTTTATTCCCCATCATCTTCCCCATCACCATGCTCCAAATGGACCAGCAGTGCACGCAATACGCTGATTAGATCGGGCTGTTTCCCCATAACCGTAAGCACAGCCTTGAATTGTTGGCTGCGGGTAATGTCAAGCTCAAACATCATCAAAAGCCCATCGATATCGGCGCCTATGATGTCAGTTTGGTGTTGTCTGCACTTGCGCTCATCATGAAATAACTGCCATCGGATGCTTGATACGCTTCGATTGTTTTCATGCGAACCACCTACGCGCAATACTGGTGCCAAGTTCACGAGCAGCCTGGCGCCGGATGTCGTTACCCGTTGCAGGATCCAGCATGTTGTCCCGCAGCCAATACCAAATGACAGACGACAACAAACGACAAACAGCCGGCCGGTATTCCGTGGGCCAATATTGCCCGGTGCAATAGTCAAGCGACCTTGTCATAATCGCGCACGACAAACGACAATCTGCCACCATTGTCAGCGGCTTTCAGGATCATCTCGGCCGTGATCGAATTGTGCCATGCAACATAGTTGATCAGTGCCCGGGCATGCTGCAGGTCTTTCCCGATCGATCGCACCTCGGCGCGATAGGAGACAGGATCACCATAGTTACCGTACTCCAATCCCGGGCGCTGGGAAACCCAACGATTCAATGCGTCAATGATTGTCTGTTTCTTAACCATGATAAAAGCCCCCATTGTCAATGGCGTGACTGATCACGGTCCGAACGGTCACGAGCGCCATGCGCCGCGCAGTCAATGCATTCACGCCCAATCGGCGCCGATATGAGCGCTGGCACTGAGCCACAGTGAATGCGAGCCCATGTGTACGATAGTTGTCGAGAACAATCCACGTTTTCATAATTACAGCCTCACAGTTACGGGTTAGAACAAATTGTCGTAATTGGTCCGATTGATTAAGCAGATTGCCGCAAATGGGGGAAAGTGGCCATATCGGCCAATAATCCACTCTTTGCACTCTTTTCGAGTTCCCTCAAACCATACGGTGTAGGTATCTCGGAAATTACGACTGACGACTTTGTGTGTCCTCATGGTGTTTAGCCTCACAGTTACGCGATGCGGGAATGCATCCAATTGCCGATTCATTGAATCGGCAATTAGGGCATTCAGGCAATGTGCCGAGCGTACAGGATCACGGGGATAGCGCACAGTCCGAGAATGGTCAGTGTCACCCAAGTGGCGAAGATGATACGGTTGATTGTTTCCATGGTTCAATGACTCCGGTTTGTTTACGATGGGTTAATTATCGGGCATCCATGCAACGCATCAAGCATTGTTACACATTATTACATCTTCCCATAATCCCGGGTTCACTGACTCTAGCGTTAGTTGGCAGATTGGGTCAAATAATCCCGGGTTCAATGGGTCAACTGTGACAAATGCGCCTTAGAGCATCTACATAGACATCCTCGAAAAGTCAATGAGTTTTAATTAAAAAACATGTCTAGCGTGGAAAGGACCGATTGTCACAATGGCCCTTTCGAGTCACATTGGTGACACCTTAACCCATTGAGTCAGCATTGTCTGTCACATTGTCACATCATGGGTTCAATGCACCCACGAACTAGGGATACAGGGAATCAGTGATTCATTGCACCATGGATAGGCTTGGACCATGGTGCAACGCATCGGGGATAGATGGAGGGCGTATCTGGCAGGCCTCGGGGTCATGCGCCGTAGTGGTGGCGGGCTCGATGGCTCGCGGTTCACTGGACCCCCGGGGGGAGCCCCCAGGTCCTGGCGGCGCGGTGTCGGGGGTACCTACTCAGATAATCCAAGAACCCGGGAAACTGAAAAGTCATTGAGTCTTTATTTCCATAGAACCTGGGAAACTAGAAAGTCATTGACTCAAAAATAAAACTACACAGTGAGAACCAGAGAGTCATTGAATCATTAATATCTCGATCCACACCCTTGTGAGAATCTGTGATACACTGATCCGGTGGGTCAGAGATGCGCGCCATGTGACAGTCGGGATTCACGAACCGACCTCAGGCCCACACCCTTCCCCTGTGCCCACTCGTCGTGATACAGTGCCCCCGTGGACACGAGCCCCATCACCCAACAGCCCCAACTCGAAAGCCTCCCCGGGTGGCTCGCACCCGAGCCCCTGCCGTACTACCACCCCGAGGTGATCAAGACAAAGCAGCAACTCCGGGAGAACCAGCGAGCCATCGAGCAGGTGACCTTCGAGAGCCTGTTCGACGATGTGCTCGACGTGGTGCGCGAGGGTCGGATGCTCGTGAACCAGATGTTCGAGAACGACCCCCGAGCCCCGAGCTATGCGCGGTTCATCTCGTGGGTGTACCGGGATGAGTCCAGGCGAGCCCGGTACGAGGAGGCGCAGATGGTGGGTGCCGAGGTCATCAAGCAGGACATGCTCACCATTGCCGATGCGAGCGACTCACTCGAAGATGTGAACCGATCGACCCTGCGCATCAACACTCGGAAGTGGATGCTCGGGGTCATGGACAAGAAGCGGTTCGGGGATACGAAGCAGATCGACCAGACGGTCACGATCAACCTGGGCGACGCGATGCGCGAGGCGCAGGAGCGGCTGGACAGGAGCAGGACAGTCGATGTACCGATGAGGAGGGTAGAGTGATGGACTACGCTGACACAGGGACCTGTACGACTCCGGGATTGGAGAAGTCCTTTGACATCACAGACCTGCAGCGTGCCGCCGACATGTTGCGCTGCATGCCCCCTGAACCCATTGGTCAATGGATGCGCTCGAAAGGGCACCCACCGGAGCAGTGGACACTGGTGGTGCCGAAGAAGATGTTCGACTTCGGCAACCCCGTGTTCCTGCCCGACTACGTGAGGCGGTCAGCCTATCTCGACAAGCCCGTGTTCATTCGCAAGGGTCTGTGAGTGGCCGCCCCTCGTAACTCGTCACCCCTCGTCGGGGAGCAGGACCTCATCACCACGCTGCTGGGGTTCCGCTACGACCCCGATGGGTTCGTCAGGTATGCGTTCCCATGGGGCGTGAAGGGCACACCACTGGAGCGGGTAGAGGGACCGAGGACCTGGCAGCTTGATGAGTTCAAGCGCATCCAGGACCATCTGCTGCTCGATCAGGAGAAGGCACGCATCGGGCTGCCTGGGTCGCCGCTGTACCTGGCCATCTCGTCGGGCCGGGGGATCGGCAAGAGCGCATGGCTCTCGATGCTCGACCTGTGGGTGGCGTCGTGCTGGATCGGCTCGACCACCATCGTGACGGCGAACACCGAGACGCAGCTTCGCTCCAGGACCATGGCTGAACTCGGCAAGTGGCAAGTCATGGCGATCAACCGGCACTGGTTCGAGAAGTCCTCGATGTCCATGCGCCCGGCGAGTTGGTTCGTCGAGTTGGTCCAGAACCAGTTGAAGATGGACACGCAGTATTACTACGTGGACGCACAGTCGTGGTCAGCCGAGAACCCGGATGCGTTCGCAGGGGCTCACAGCCAGATCGGCATGATGGTCCAGTTCGACGAGGCGTCGGGCATCCCGGACCCCATCTGGCAGGTGACCGAGGGGTTCTTCACCGACATGGCGCCGCTTCGGCTGTGGCTGGCGATCAGCAACCCACGGCGCAACACCGGACGGTTCTTCGATGCCTTCCACAAGGACCGGGCGTTCTGGGATGCCCGGTACGTGGACTCGCGCACCGTCGAGGGTGTGGACAAGGCCGTGTACCAGCGCATCGCGGACAAGTACGGCGAGGACCACGATGTCACCCGCATCGAGGTCAAGGGTCAGTTCCCGCGCACCGGCTCGAACCAGTTCATCGGGCGCGAGGTGGTGAGTTACGCCGCCGAGCGCGACCTGGTGCCCGACGACGGCGCACCCCTGACCATGGGCATCGACGTTGCCCGGTTCGGGGATGACGAGTCGGTGTTCCGGTTCCGTCGGGGCCGGGACGCCAGGAGCATCAAGCCCATGCGGTTCCGGGGAAAGGACACCATGGCCCTGGCCACCGAGGCGGCGACTGCCATTGAGCGCCTGAAGCCCGATGCCGTGTTCGTGGACGGCGGCGGGGTCGGGGGTGGCGTGGTCGACCGGCTCAAGATGCTGGGCTACCGGGTGATCGAGGTGCAGTCGGGCGAGAAGGCCCGGGATGAGGAGAAGTACCTCAACCGTCGCGCCGAGATGTGGGCAGAGATGCGCGACTGGCTGGTCTACGGGGCAATCGACAACGACGAGGCGCTGATCGACGACCTCACGGGCCCCGAGTACGCCCTGCACCTCAAGGGGCAGATCAAGTTGGAGTCCAAGGACTCCATGAAGAAGCGGGGCCTGGCGTCACCTGACGACGGCGACGCCCTGGCGCTCACCTTCGCCGAGCCCGTGAGTCGCATGGACGCGGCGACCGCCCGGCGCATGAACCGGATGAGGGGGATGGTGGCCAGCAGTGAGTATGATATATTCGCGTCAACTTGAGGAGGTTCGCCCATGTCTGGTCTGTTTGGAAGCAAGCCCAAGATCCCGGCAGCGGCAGCAGTGACCCCCACGGTGGCCACGCCCGCGGTCCAGGCGGCGTCTGACGCCCAGCGCATGCGCTCCCGTGCCGCCAGTGGCCGTGCCGCCACCATGCTCACCTCGACCGAGGAGCAGGCCACCACCCCGATGACTGCCACCAAGAAGCTCCTTGGCGGGTAACGTGTGGCCAGCCTCTACATCACCGAGTTCCAGGCCAGCGGCAACGCTGAGTCCGGGGCCCAGCTTCAGGTCGGCGTGCAGCCGGCCGTTGCGATGCAGAAGCTCACCTTCACGACCAGCACCCAGAGCGCCGAGTTCGACGACCGGACACGGTTCATCCGGCTGCACACCGATGCCGATTGTCACGTCGTCTTTGGGACGGACCCCACGGCGACCACCAACCACATGCCCCTGCTGGCCGACTCGACCGAGTATTTCGGCGTCGTCATCTCGGGGCTCAAACTCGCGGTGATCGCGGCCTGACCATGCCCAGCCCATACCTCGGAGACTTCACGCTGGGCGACACCCTGGATTTAAAGTTCAGTACGGTCGGCACCACAGGCGCACCGACGACGCTGGCCGGGACGCCAGCCATTTCCGCGTATGTCGGCGACCCAACTGCCCGAATCACCGCCGGCATCACGCTGACTGTGGACTTCGACGCGGTCACCGGCCTGCACAACGTGCGCGTGGTGGCGTCTGGTGCCAACGGGTACGCGGCACAGACAAACGTCGATCTGGTCATCACCGCGGGCACGGTCGGCGGGACTTCGGTGGTTGGGTATGTGGTCGGGTCATTCAGCATCGAGAACCGCAGCACCCAGGCAATCAAGGCGCAGACCGATCTGATCCCCGCGGCGCCGGCGGCAGTGGGTGACATCCCGACTGCCGTGCAGAACGCCGATGCGCTGCTCGGGCGCAACGTGTCCGGTGGGTCCAGCGCCGGGCGCACCGTGAAGCAGGTGTTCCACTTCATCCGCAACAAATGGGTCGTTGCCGCAGGGACGCTCACAGTGTACGATACGGACGATGCGACGACAAGCTGGACCGCCGCGGTCACAGGGACCGCTGGAGCCGACCCTGTGACCGGGGTGGACCCGTGACATGGCCGAGGGCTATCGCGGCCTTCTGGCCCCCTGGATCGGTGGTGCGGCCAAGCCCGGTGCCGTGGGGCAGGGATACCGTGGCCTGTTGGCGTTCTGGGCCGGTGGTGCTGCGAACTACGGCACTGCGCCGCTCGCAGCCCCGCACCGCAGACCCTCGGGGGTCTTCCTGTTCGGACAAATGGGTCGCAGAGACCCGAGATACTGAGGACTGAAATATGACTGCAATCTCAACCACAGGCACCCTGACTGCGGGGAGTTCCAAAACCTTCAACCTGGCACCCGGATCAGCGTTGTCGCTGACCCTCTCGCCCAACGTGCGCGTGACTATCACCGAGACCCCGGAGAGCGTGAGCGGCTCGGGAGTCGGGGGTAACACCACACGGGTCCATGAGCCTCAGTTGCCCGGCACCTTTGCCTACGGACCCTACGCCATGGGCGGGGGCGTCGTGGTCGCGGTGGCCAGCAACTCGGGGAGTTCGGTGGCCTGGACGCGCAAGGACACCGTGGTCACGACATCCTCGGATGGCACATCCCTGGTGTCAGGGGATGGGAGCTACAGCCTGGCCCAACTGAATCGCGGCGGCTCCGCTCTACGATCTGGCAAACCGTGGCTGCGACAGCCCACGACGACGACCGGGCTCACAGCCATCGGCAGCGTTACCCTGACGGCAACGACCCGCAGGGGGCGCAACTGCATCTTGATCGAGTCGCCCGCCACGACCAGCGTGCAGGGCTTGTACTTCGCGCTCCCGACTGCGCAGGCGATTTCGGCCTTCCAGCACGCCATGTTTGAGGTCGAGGACGCCAGCGAGTTCAACGGCGGCAACTGGCGGCTGGGGTTCTTCGATGGCGCTGCAGGCGTTTTCAGCGGCAACGGCAAACAGCAGGTGATGACGGTTAGCACGGCAAATGGCTGGGCCGGCGATCACGTTCTGGCCCCTCTGACAACTGAATGGGCAACGACCGGGGCGGGCGCTTTCGACTCTACGCTGATGACGCAATGCGCCTTCCGGTTTGTGCGCAAGTCTGGCCCTACCGGGGTGGCAAAAATCTGGCTCTATGAGATTGCCGAGGGGGAGAAAAACAGTCTCCCGTCGATCATCATTGGCGCGGACGATGGCGCAAAGACTTGGTACACGGGCGGGTTGCCGGTGTGCGAGAAGTACGGGTTTTCGTCTTACATGGCGTTCATTGCCGACGACCGGGGGACCTCCACCCGAATGTCTCAGGCCGAGTGGTATGACGCCATCGTGGTCCGTGGGCATCATGCCGTGGTGCACGGGTGCAAGACCGGGGTCGATTCCCTGCGCGACTACTTCTCCACTTACACCGGCTATTCCAGCCCGCAGGCGGCAATGATCGCGGACATCACCTACAACCGCGACACGATGATTTCCGAGGGCCTCGACGCTGACGGGCGCGGGCGGAAGGTCTACGTATTGCCGCAGGGCTATCACCAGCCTTCGGGTGGGGCGGGCGACGACACCATTGCCAATGCCCTGACGGCCTGCGGCATGACTGTTGCGCGTCGGGCGCTGGTCGAGGGTGCGCTGATCGCCAATGGCGGATGGTCCGGCGCGGCAAAGTACCTGCCCATCATCGGGCACAACTGGAGCGTGAGC